ACAGTGGATGGATACATTGCAGCTATACATCTGACCAACCTAGAAAACAATTCTTGCATGCCTATAAATCAAATGGTAAAACTCAATATAAACCAATTATAGGAAAAGCTACCGATTTAGTTTAATGCCAATATCAAGATCACAAATTCCAAAAGAAGTAGAAGGCAAATTAAGAGGTGCTAGAAAAGGAAATAATGATAAAAGGCGACAGTTCAGATTACAACCTTCTAAAAAAGTGGTGCGCAACAGCCCCCGTATACAATCCAAAAAATAGATTTTATTCTTGTGAGATAGGAGTCCGAGAAGGACTTGGATCTAAAATTATTATGGATGCTTTTAAAGAAAGATTAAAAGGACTTCCTTATATGCATTTTGGAATAGATCCTTATGGAGATTTAGTTTATCAACATATTGACAATCAGCAAGATTATAAATGGGAAGGTCTTAAACAAGGTGTTGCTCCAACATATCCAGATGAAATGGCTGAGCAAATGGTAAAAGATTTTGAAGACTATCCAATGTTTAATTTTATTAAAATGACTGATACAGAATTTATGAATGAAAACGGTCATTTAGATTATTTTAACTTTGTTCATTTTGACGGACCACATATGACTAAAGATGTCATTACTGAATCAGTTTGGTTTGCAAATAGATCTTTAAAAGGAACTAGATTTGTATTTGACGATTATCCTGCGTATGAAATGCCTTTAATAAGTAAGGTGCTTGAAAAGTATGGTTTTTTTGTAATAGAATCAGGCGAAAATAAAATATGCCTAGAAAGAACCAAATAGCTAAAAACCTACGGACTAGACGATACAGATTGAAAGTGATAAAGTCTAAGAAAGTTTATAACAGGAGCAAACATAAACATGACCAAGTTATGTCCGAGAGGGAAAGCAGCAGCGAAGAGAAAGTTTAAGGTATATCCGTCTGCATACGCGAACGCATATGCTAGTAAAATCTGTGCTGGTAAAATCAAAGATCCATCAGGCACTAAAAGAAAAGATTGGGGCCCTAAGAGAAAGAAAGATGGTGGTATGATTAATATGACCAAAATGAAATATGTCTAAACAAGGAACGTGTTGGGATGGTTATGTCCAAAAGGGCATGAAGAAAAAAGGAAACAAGATGGTTCCTAATTGTGTCCCTGCTGGTATGAAAGAAGGTGGTTTAACCAAGTGGTTTAATGAAAAATGGGTCGATATAGGATCTAAGAAAAAAGGCGGAGGTTTTAAAGAATGTGGAAGAAAATCTGCAAGTGGTTCAAAAAGAAAATATCCAAAGTGCGTCCCTGCTGCCAAAGCAGCGAGCATGACAGAATCCCAGAGACGGAGTGCCGTTGCACGAAAAAGAGCAGCGGGTAACCCTGGTGGAAAGCCCACTAATGTTGCTACCTTTGCAAAGAAACAATGTGGTGGTATAATAGATACAACTAAGTACAAAATTTTATAGGAGAATAAAATGCCAAGAAGAGAAGGTCTAAGACCAATAGGAGATTCAGTAAAAAAGATTATTGAAAGAATCCGTAAAGAACGTGAAGAACGTCAAAATAAAAACAAACCTATCAGAACTCAACCTAAACTTCCTGGTTTAAAAAAAGGTGGTGCAATAGAACCTGAATATACTGTAAAGCAAGAGGTAAAAGATAGACTTAAAAAAGAAAATCCTAAAACAAGTTTTTTAATGTTAGGTCTTTCTCCTGTTACTCAATTTAGAAAATATAAACACAGACAAAATATTAAAAAAGAAAGAGCAAGAGACGAGGCTAAAGTTAAAAAAGCAGAGGGTGGTGAAATAAAAGGATATGAGAGTGGTGGAATTTCAAGAAGAGAAGAAGGTAGAAGACGTAGACCTAAAATGGGACTACCTTCATTACCTGGTAAACCAAAACCACAACCTAAACCTGGAAAACCTCCAAGAAAGAAAAAAGATCGTAATAATCTAAAAAATAATCCTAACTTTGGTGTAGAGTTTAATACAGACGGACCAGCTAGACCAGGAAAAGAAGTGACAGGGTATATGGTTAAAAAAGGTGGCTTGATCGGTGGTCAAAAGAAACTTGATGCAAATAAAGATGGTAAAATTTCTGGAGACGATTTTAAAATCTTACGAGGTAAACAAAACAAAATGAAAGGTGGCGGAATCGCTATCAGAGGAACTAACTTTAAAGGAGTATACTAATGGATAATTCAAAAATAAAAATGCATAAAAAAATGGCTATGTCTGGTAAAGCACCTGTCGGTAAAATGGGTGGTGGTATGATGAAACCTACAGGCTACAATAAGGGTGGGAGAGTAAGAAAACCAGTTACAGTAAAAGAAATTACACCAAAAGGTAGAAAAGGTGTTTTAATTTTCAAAGGCAAAGCTAAAGATTATAAAAACGTTGGTAAAAGTAAATAAAGGATATGTTTAAATGGCTACATCAGGAAGCACAGCATTTGATTTATCAATTGATGACATTGTAGAAGAGGCTTATGAAAGATGTGGTCTATCAACTAATTCTGGTTACGATTTAAAAAAAGCTAGACGAGGATTAAATGTTCTATTTTCAGAGTGGGGAAATAGAGGTGTCCATCTTTGGAAAGTTGAAAAACAAACACAAGCTTTAACTTCTGGGACTGCAACTTATACTACACCAACATCTACAAATGACGTTTTAGAAGCTTATATTTCAACTGCAGCAGCACCAGGAACAAATGTAACTGATGTAACCCTATCTAAAATAGATAGATCTACATACGCAGCTTTACCCAATAAAGGGTCCACAGGTCAACCTTCACAGTATTATGTAGACAGACAAACTACACCTACAATTACATTGTACCTGACTCCTGATGCATCTACATATACACATTTACATTATTACACATTAAAAAGAATTGAAGACGCGGGAGCTTACACTAATAATCCAGATATACCTTTTAGATTTTTACCTTGTATGATATCTGGACTTGCTTTTTATTTATCTTTAAAATATGCACCAGAAAGAACACAAGCTTTGAAACTTTATTATGAAGATGAACTTAAAAGAGCTTTAGATGAAGATGGTCAAAGAACTTCTGTATTTATATCACCAGCTAACTATTATCCAACGAGGAACTAATGGCACGATTTGCAAAAGGTAAAAATTCATTAGCTATATCCGACCGTTCTGGTCAAGCTTTCCCATATACTGAAATGGTAAAAGAATGGAATGGATCCATCGTCCATATTTCAGAGTTTGAACCTAAACATCCACAACTAACACCAAAAGTTTATGGATCAGACCCACAAGCATTGTTAGATGCTAGACCACAAAAACCTGATTTAACATCTACCTTTACATTGTATATAAATAATAATCCAAACAATTTACCTAATATAAATAGTTTTAGTATGATTCCTTCATCAAGTGATAATATTTTAGGAACTGAATTGACTAGTTTTTCTGCTGAAACTAATGTAGGTTCTGTAACAGTGAGTATAACATAATGGCTATAACATATTCAAATTTCTTAACTCAAGTAAGAAACTATACTGAAGTAGATTCAAATGTATTAAGTGATACTTTAATTGATCAATTTATAAGAAATGTTGAGCTAGATATTGCTGGACAAGTAGATTATGATGATACAAGGAAATATGCTACTTCATCATTTACAGCTAATAAAAGATATTTAGTAACTCCTGCAGATTTCTTAATTATTAGATCATTACAGGTATTTTCTGACAATACTATTACATCCACTAGAACATTTATGGAAAAAAGAGATTCTAGTTTTATCACAGAATATAATACAAGTGGTGCAACAGGTCAGCCAAAATACTACGCAAATTGGGACGATACTACTATCGTAGTTGCACCTACACCAGATATTGCTTATGGGGTGCAGTTAAATTATATTGTAACTCCTCCTCATTTTGATAGTTCTACAGCAACTTTTTTATCACAGTATCAAGAAGCAATGTTGCTTCATGGAGTTTTGTCAGAGGCATTCTCTTTTTTAAAAGGCCCCTTGGATATGTACAATTTGTATAAAAACAAGTATACTGAGGAATTAAAAGCTTTTGGTATCCAACAAATGGGTAGAAGAAGAAGAGCAGAATTCGATGATGGCGTACCTAGATTACAAGTTCCGTCACCATCACCATAAAAAGGAGTTAAAAAATGGCAATAACAACTAACGCAATAGCAAATTCTTTTAAAAAAGAATTATTAGAAGGCAAACACAATTTTACACAAACGTCAGGTGACGTTTTTAAATTAGCTTTATACTCAAGCTCTGCAACTTTAGGTGCTTCAACAACTTCATTTACAACTGATAATGAAGTAGGAGCATCAGGTCAATATACATCTGGTGGAGGAAAATTAGCAGTTGGCTCACAGAATACATCAGTAGCTTCTGGTGTAGCAATTGTTGATTTTGGAAACAGATCTTTTACTGGTGTAACGTTAACAGCGAGAGGTGCATTAATTTATAATACTTCAAATTCTAACACAGCTGTTTGTGTTTTAGATTTTGGTGGAGATAAAACTGCAACTGCAGGAACATTTACAATTCAGTTCCCTGCATTTACAACATCTGCAGCAATATTAAGAATTAGTTAGGAGGGTGAATGGCTCTTGTCATTAATGATAGAGTTAAAGAGACAAGCACCACTTCTGGAACAGGAACATTAGATCTAGCTGGTGCTTCACAAGACTTTATTACATTTGTATCGGGTGTAGGTGATACTAATACTACGTATTATTGTATTACAGAAACAGGTACAGATAAGTTTGAAGTCGGTATCGGTACTGTAACCGATGCTGCAACAGATACTCTATCTAGAGACACAGTCATAAGCAATTCATCAGGAAATACATCTAAGATTAATTTTGGTTCAGGAGAGAAAGAAGTCTTTTGCACCATACCTGCTAAAAAAGCAATGTCACCTGTAATGGAAGCTACAGGTTATGTTGTGACTCATGCATCTACATTAGATGAAGTTCAAACAATGGATTCAGGTGTATTAGCAGGACCAGTGACAGTAACAGGAACAATAACAGTAACAGGAAATTTAATTATACTATGAGCACATTAGAAGTAGATAAAATAATTCCACAGTCAGGAACTAATTTACAGATTGGTGAAGCTGGTGACAGTTTAACATTTCAAAATAGTGTTATTCCAAATTCTGCTTTAGCAAATGGTCAAATTACAATTAATGGTGTATCTGTTTCGTTAGGTGGATCAGCTACAATACCAACTGAAACACAACCAACTATTTCAAGTTTTACACCTACTGTTATCGATGCAGATGTTGGTGGAACAATAACAGTTACAGGAACTAATTTTGCATCTATTCCAAAAGTAGAATTACAAAGATCAAATGGTCTTGTTCAATCTGCAACATCGGTTACATTTTCTAGTGCAACATCTATTTCATTTACAACAGGTACAACAGGTTTAACAAACGGACAAAACGTAAATATTTTAATTACAAATCCGGACGGTAATGCTGTTAGAAGTTCAACTCAATTAACAGTATCAGATGGTCCAGTGTGGACTACAACAAGTTTATCAAATGGAGAATCTGGAGTAGCTTATACGGCTAACCTAGACATAACAGCAGATAGTGCTTCTACAATATCTACATCTCCTGTTTCTGGAGCCCTGCCTTCTGGTGTAACAATTGGATCAACAACTAATCCAAGTGGTAGCACATACAGAGCAGTATTATCAGGAACAATGCCAACAATTACAAGCGAAACACAATATTCATTTACAATTCGTGCTACAGATGCGCAAGGCCAAACTGCTGATCAAGCGTTTACTTTGACATCAGAAGTTGGTATCACTAACTCTGGAGGATTCTGTTAATGGCATCGGCATATTTATTAAGAACACCATCATCAAATGGGAATAGAAAAACTTGGACATTTTCAGCTTGGTGTAAAGTTCAAAAAGATAGTAATGAAACTATTTTTGATGTAGGAACAAATGGTGGAAATAATTATACACCATTCTTTTTTCAAAATGATCAAACAATAAGATTATATGAAGTTGTAGGTGGTACTTTACAAAGCTATAATTTAATTACAAACAGAAAATTTAGAGATCGAAATGCTTGGTATCATCTTGTTTATAGAGTAGATACAACACAATCTACTGCAAGTGATAGAATTAGATTATATGTAAATGGAGTACAGGAAACTTCTTTTTCAACAGCATCTTATCCTGCACAAGATTATGATACTTTAAAAAATTCAACATCTTATGCAAATGTTCTTGGTACTGCAGCAGATAATTATGGTGCTAATTCTTATGATGGTCTTATGGCTCATGTTCATTTTTGTGATGGTTATTCTTATGCGCCTACAGAGTTCGGTGAAACAGATACAACAACAGGAATATGGAAACCTAAAACTGCACCATCAGTTACTTATGGTACAAATGGATTCTTTTTAAAATTTGATAACTCAGGAAACATGGGATTAGATTCATCTGGTCAATCAAATAATTTTACAACTAATGGTACAATCATTCAAAACAAAGATACACCTAGTAATGTGTTTAATACTTTATCACCAATTGATATACCAATTGCTGGAACTAGCACTTCTGGTACACTTCCAACTTTATCTAATACAAATGCAAGTATTACAAATTCAAATAGTGCGTTTAGAGAGGTAAGATCAAATATTTATGTTACTAAAGGTAAATATTATTTTGAATGTAAACCTACAAGAATTGGTGGAAGTGGTGCATTTCAAGTTGGTGTAGTTCTAAGAAATTATAGTTCTGGTTCTGGAGAAAGAAGAGCATATCAAAATAGTGGATCTAAATATACTCCAGGTTCATCAAGTTATGGAGATACTTTTGCAGCTAGTGATATAATAGGTGTAGCTTTAAATTTAGATGATGGTGAAATAACTTTTTATAAAAATGGAGTTTCTCAAGGAGTAGCTGCAACTGATATGATAACTGGAATGGATAATATTGGATGGACCGCTGCAGTCAATTGTTATGATGCAGATGGTGATTTAAATTTTGGTAATGGATATTTTGGAACAACTGCTGTAACATCTGCAGAAAATCCAGATGATGGAATAGGAATTTTTGAATATGACCCACCTACAGGTTATAGAGCATTATGTACTAAATCAATTAATGCACAGGAGTATAGTTAATGGCACAAATAAATAAACCAAATTTACATTTTAATACTAACCTTTATACAGGTAATGGTAGTACACAACATAGTATTACAGGAGTCGGTTTTCAGCCAGATTTCGTTTGGATTAAATCAAGAGATGATGCTTATAGTCATTTTTGGTTTGATGCTGTTAGAGGTGTAGGAAAACAAATTTACTCAAATTCAGCTAATGCACAAGGTACAAATTTAAATAATTTATATTCTTTTGATAGTGATGGATTTTCTTTAGCACAATCAGGAAATGATGATGTTACAAATAAAAATAATTCTAATTTTGTATCATGGAATTGGAAAGCCAATGGAGCAGGTTCAGCTAATTCAGATGGAACTTTATCATCAACAGTTTCAGTTAATACAACAGCAGGAATTTCAATAGTTAAATATACTGGAAATGGTTCATCAGGTGCAACTGTAGGTCATGGTCTTGGAGCAAAACCACACGTAATTATTTTAAAGAGTTATGAAAATGGACAACAATGGGCTGCTTATTGGGAAGCTTTAGGTGCAACAAAATATATGAGATTTAATACTACAAATGCGGTTGCAACATCAGCAGCTAGATGGAATGATACTGAACCAACTACGTCTGTATTTACAATTGGAAATGATGGAGAAGTAAACACAAATACTGAAGACCATATAGCTTATTGTTTTTCAGAAAAAAAAGGATTCAGTAAGTTTGGTAAGTATGATGCAACAGGCACATCAAGTGATGGACCATTTATTTATACTGGATTTCCTCCTGCTTTTGTAATGATTAAAAGATATAACTCTACAGAAAACTGGTATATATTTGATGATACAAGAGATACTGCTAATCCTATTGAAGCAGTTTCATATCCAAACTTAAGTAATGCAGATGGAAGTTTAAATGGTGGTATAGATTTATTAAGTAATGGTTTTAAAATTAGAAACAGTAATTCAGCAGTAGGAGCCGGTGATAATTATATTTTTATGGCATTTGCTGCTCAACCTTTGGTAGGAACTAACAACATACCGGCGGTAGCAAGATAATGAGTGAAGTTAAAGTAAATAAAATAAGTCCAAGATCCGGAACAGATGTTCAGTTAGGAGATAGTGGAGATACTATAACTATTCCTGCAGGTGCAACATTTGCTGGAACACAGAACATTGCAAACTCAGCTCTTACAGGTTCCGGACAAATTACAATCAATGGTCAAGCAGTAGCTCTTGGTGGATCTATTACTTTAACTACAGAAACAAGACCAACTTTTACATCTATCACACCATCAACAATTGAAAACACACAAACTACTTGTACCATTGCAGGAACTAATTTTGTATCAGTGCCTTTGGTTACAGCTATCAATAGTTCAACAGGCGCACAAGTTGTAGCTGATGAAGTATCTTTTTCATCTGCAACAAGTATTACAGTTAAGTTTACTTTACCTGTTGATGGAACTTATTTATTATATATTGAAAACCCAGATGGTAATGCAGTTCAAACAGGTGCTGTATTAACGGTTTCTGATGCACCCGCTTGGGTAACTGCAGCAGGGTCATTAGGTTCATTTTCTGCTCAATCAAGTTTTGGTACAATTACATTAACAGCAACTAATTCAACATCAATGGCAAAAGTATCAGGTACTTTTCCAGGTGGTATGACCTTGAATAGTGGAACAGGTTCATCTACACTTACAGGTACAGAGTCAGGTGCTACAGCTGATACAACATATAGTTTTACAATACGAGCCACGGACGCTGAAGGGCAAACTGCGGATCGTGCGTTTACCATAACAGTAACAGTAGGAGCAAATAACTCAGGACAGTTTAACTAGGATAATATTATGGCAACAACAGACTTAACTCGTACACCATCTTCAGGAGGAAATAGAAAAACTTGGACTTTTAGTGTTTGGTTAAAAAGAGCATCTAAAAGTGATTCAAATAATAGTAGAATATTTTCAGCAGGAAGTGCTAGCACTGATTATACTTCTTGGTTTATGTATGCTGTTGATGGTACAGATGCTACATTACAATTTCAAAATAGAATATCAAGCAGTACAACAAATTTACAAACTAATAGAAAATTTAGAGATGTTAATGGTTGGTATCACTTAGTAATTGCTTGTGATACTACACAAGCTACAGCCTCTAATAGAGTTAAAATTTATATAAATGGAGTTCAAGAAACTTCTTTTGCCACTGAAAATTATCCTGCACAAGATGCAGATACTTTTGTAAATCATACTGTTGCACATAATATTGGAAGTTCAGATGATGCTGGATATACACCAAGATATTGGGCAGGTTCAATGTCTCATGTAGCTTTAGTAGATGGACAACAATTAACACCAACATCATTTGGTGAAACAGATTCTACATCAGGTATTTGGAAATTTAAATCACCATCTGGTTTATCTTGGGGTACTAATGGTTTTCATTTGAAGTTTGAAAACTCTGGAAACATGGGTTTAGATAGTTCTGGTCAAACAAATAATTATACTGTTACAGGTGGAACATTATCTCAAATACTCGATACACCATCAAATGTTTATTGTACTATGAATCCCTTAATGGTAAATCCTTCAGCAACTAATACTTTTGCAAATGGTAATAACACAGTAACAATTAATCCTGTGGATGCTACTGTTGGTGCTACTTTAGGTGTTAATTCTGGTAAATTTTATTGGGAACAAAAATGGACACAACAAGGTGCAAATGACAGATGGGGTGTTGTACCAGGTGACGCTGTTTTGACAAATCATCCAAGAACTACAGGAATAGGTTGGGATACAGCTTCAAGTCAGTTTTATTTATTGGGTAGTGCTGTAAGTGGTTCATGGGGTGGAAGTATTGGTACAAGTGATATAATTCAAATAGCATTAGATTTAGATAATAGTGCTTTATATTTAGGAGTAAATGGAACATACAGAAATAGTGGTAGTCCAACATCTGGTTCTTCAAGAACTGGAGCAGTTGATTTTTCTTCGTCTTCTTTAGTAGGTAAATTTTTACTTCCTGCTTGTGGAAAAGGGAATCAAGACACTACAACTATGCAATATAATTTTGGCAATGGATTTTTTGGTACTACAGCTGTAGCTTCTGCTGGTTCAAATGGCAATGGAAGTATATTTGAATATGATGTACCATCAGGATATTACGCATTAAATACAAAAAATATTAATACATATGGATAGGATATAGTATGGCATACTCAATAATTTCAAAACCTAGTTTATATTTTAATACAAAACTTTATACAGGTAATGGTTCAACACAATCTATTACAGGTGTTGGTTTTCAACCTGATTATACATGGATTAAAACTAGAAGTGGTACAGGAAATCATATGAATCAAGATTCTGTAAGAGGTTCTACTAAACATCTACATATAAATACTGGTGATGTAGAAGTTACAGATAGTAATGGTGTTACAAGTTTTGATTCAGATGGATTTTCTGTGGGTACTAATGGTAATGTAAATGGTAATGGTACTACTATAGCTTCATGGAACTGGAAAGCAGGTACAACTGGGTCTGGAACATCTACTGGATCTGGAACAGGCAAAGCGTATTCTTATTCTGTAAATACAACATCAGGATTTAGTATTGTAAAATATATTGGTAATGGAACAGCAGGACATACAATACCACATCATTTAGGACAAGCTCCTACTTGGACTATTGTAAAAGCACTTGGAAATAATGAAGCATGGCAAATTATATCTTCAGGATTAGCCGCAGATAAATTTATACAACATAACACTGATGGTGAATTATCTCAAGGTACATATAATATGTTTAACTCTACTAGACCAAGTTCAACAGTTGTAACTTTAGGAGATCAAAACCATACTAATCAAAATAATTATGATTACATTATGTATAATTTTTGTAATATAAAAGGATTTAGTAAGAGTGGTTCTTATGTTGGTAATGGAAATGCTGATGGACCATTTGTTTATACAGGATTTAAACCAGCGTTTCTCTATATTAAAAGAACAACTTCACAGGCTTGGGTTATGTTTGATAGCAAAAGGTCAGATATAGCTAATGCAAATCCAAATGATCAAGTTTTATTCCCTAGTGGTTCTGATGCTGAATTAAGTTCAGTTACCAGAGAAACAGATACACTTTCAAATGGTTTTAAATTTAGAGCAACTGGTGGAAATATTAATGCTTCTGGTGAAACATATATTTATTTAGCATTTGCAGATGAACCATTAGTAGCTAACGTAGGAGAAAGTATACCAGCAACGGCAAGATAATTATGAGTAGTATATTAAAAGTAAACACAATTAGACCTGAATCTGGAACATCAATTACTATTGGTGCAGATGGTGAGGCTGTTGTTAATAATAGCCCGTCTCTTACACGTCAAGGGACTTCAGCTAATCCTATTACTTTTACTGTAACGGTTGCTGCTAAAACTTCAGCAAATGTTTACAATGGTGCAGGAAGTTCAAATGCTTATTTTATAGATGGCCAAGAAGCTCCTAGTATTTTAATAGAAGGTAATGAATCTGCTTCTTATGAATATTACTATAAATTCGATCAATCAGATGCCTCTAACTCTGGTCACCCACTAAGATTTTATTTTGATGCTAATAAGACAACTCAATTTACTGTTGAAGTAACAACATCTGGTACTCCAGGTTCTTCAGGAGCTTACACTCAAATAAAAGTTGGTGGTAGCACTCCTAATGTTGTTTATTATCAATGTAGTAGTCATGCCTTTATGGGAAACAAACTTATTAATCCTGCTACAAGAACTTTTAATTCAGGTGGAGTTGGTATAAAACTACCGACTGGATCACCAAACACAGATCAAATTTTTAAAGTCTCAAGTGTATCCAACGGGATTGCTGAACTTACATACGGATCAGCAGTAACTTTTCCAACTATCTCATCTATTAGCCCAAGTGTTATTGAAAATAGTCAAACAGCGGTAACTATTACAGGAACTAATTTTCAATCTATACCTTTTGTAGATGCAATTAACTCATCTACAGGTGCTATCATAACTGCGGATAGTGTAGCATTTACAAGTGCAACAACTATAGTTGCGACATTTACCATATCTGTCGATGGCACTTATTTTTTAAGAGTAGAAAATAATGATGGTTTATCAGTAAGATCAGGTAGTGCTTTACTTACAGTATCGGACGCACCTACATGGACCACGGCTGCAGGAAGTTTAGGAACTGTTGCAAATGGTGGGACTATAAATTTTACAGTAGCAGCTACCAACGCTACAGCTTTTGCGGTACAATCAGGATCATTACCTGGTGGTGCAAGTATAAACAACTCTGGTGTAATATCAGGTACAGAATCAGGCTCAACGCAAACAACTACGTATACATTTACTATACGAGCAACAGATGCAGAGGGTCAAACAGCGGATCGTCAGTTTACAATTACAGTATCTCACGGTTCGTCAGGTGGGGGACAATTTAACTAATGGCTAGTACATATTTAACAAGAACATTTTCTTCAGCAGGTGGGGGAGTTTACAAATGGACATATTCTTTTTGGATTAAAAGAAGTGGATTAGGAGAGTGTACTATGACCAGTGCTTATTACAGTAATTCTTTTTTTGGTGGAATTAAATTTAATTCTGATGATACTTTAGAAGTTTATGATTATAGAAATTCATATCTCTTACAAAAAATAACAAATAGAAAATTTAGAGATACTAATGCTTGGTATCATATTGTTGTAGCAAACGATAATTCAGTAAGTTCTCCAGATACAAAAATTTATATTAATGGTGTTGAAGAAACTTCCTTTAGTACAAATAATGAGTATTCTCAAAATGACACTAATTCATTTAATAATGATTATGGTAATGCTATTGGTTGTTTTAGTGGGTCAAGCCAACAACAATTTGTAGATGGTTCAATGTCTCATTTTCATTATATAGATGGCACACAATATCAAGCAAGTGACTTTGGAGAAACAGATAGTACAACTGGAGAATGGAAAATTAAAACTTCCCCAAGTGTAACTTATGGAAACAATGGTTTTTTTATTTTAAAAGATGGTAATTCAGTTACAGACCAATCTGGCAATGGTAATAACTGGACAGTTAGTGGTGGTACACTTACAAAAACAGAAGATAATCCAAGTAATATTTTTGCTACAATGAATTCATTAGATAATTACTATTTTAACGGAACATTTGCTAATGGAAATAATACAGTTACAACAAATGCTTCAGTTGAAAGTTATATTACAAGTACATTAGCTGTTTCTACTGGTAAATATTATTGGGAAATAAAAATATCCTCTTCTGGTTCAGATAGAGATTTTATTGGTATTGGAGATAGAGTTTCAACAAATACAAATTTTACTCCTTATTCTGGAAATTCAAATATGATTTCATATTATGGTTATACAGGTGAATCAAAATCAGGTAGCTCAACAATTGGTGCTTATGGTGCTACTTTTACAACAGGCGATATCATTAGTGTTGCAATGGATTTAGATAACAATAAACTTTATTTTGCAAAGAATGGTACATGGCAAAATAGTGGAGACCCAACTTCTGGTTCTACTGGTACTGGTGCTTTAAGTATACCTGCTTCACCACAAGATGGTGTTTGGTATGCTCAGTTTGCAAATATTCATAATACTGCAAGTACATTTCAAGCAAACTTCGGCAATGGTTACTTCGGAACAACAGCAGTATCTAGTGCGGGGACAAATGCAAGTAATATTGGTATATTTGAGTATGATGTACCAACGGGATATACTGCTTTATCAACTAAGGGGTTAAACGAATAATATGGCATATACTACAATTAATAAACACACAGATTATTTTAATACTAAACTTTATACAGGTACAGGTTCTAACCAAGCCATTACAGGTGTTGGTCATCAACCAGACTTAATTTGGTGGAAATGTAGAAACTCAGCAAAAAATCATGGTTTAACTGATGCTGTAAGAGGTAACACTAAAAGAATTATAACAAATAGTGCTAATGCTGAAAGTACAAATACCGATTATGTTCAAAGTTTTGATAGTGATGGTTTTACAGCAGGTAGCAATGGTAACATGAATAGTAGTGGAGATACTTTTTGTTCATGGAATTGGAAAGCAGGAACTACTGGCTCTGGTAATACTGGTGGCTCTGGTACTTACAAATCTTATACTTATTCTGTAAATACAACAGCAGGTTTCTCTATTGTATATTATACTGGTAATGGTACAGCAGGTCATACAATACCACATCATTTAGGAGTTGTTCCATCACTTATAATATTAAAAAGTATAAGTGCTTCAGAGCATTGGCAAATGTATCATCATAAAATAGGTGCAACAAAATATTTAGAAATGAGTACTACAGCAGCAGAAGCATCTAATACTAATAGATGGCATAACACTACTCCAACATCTTCTGTATTTAGTCTTGGTAATCATACTTCAGTTAATACTGATGGAACTACTTATATAGCTTACTGCTTTGCAGAAAAAACTGGTTACAGTAAATTTGGTTCTTATACTGGTAATGGTAATGCTGATGGTACATTTGCTTATACAGGATTTAAACCTGCTTATGTTTTAATAAAACAAATTAATGAAACTAGAGATTGGCTTGTAATGGATAATAAAAGATTAGGTTATAATCCAAATAATTATGATTTACATCCAAGTGGAAGTGATACAGAAGATACTAATGCCAGATTAGATTTACTTTCAAATGGATTTAAACAAAGAGTCACTTCAAGTGCAAATAATAAAAGTGGTGGAACATTTATCTACATGGCATTTGGTCAATCATTAGTGGGGTCAAACAATATCCCATGTACAGCGAGGTAATATAATATGGCACAAGTAAAAGTACAATTTAATCGAGGAGTAGAAGGAGCAACTAATATAGTTGATGCCGGTACTGAGGGTACTAAAGTAGCTTCTGGTACTACAGCACAAAGAGGTTCTACTACAGGTCAATTTAGATTTAATTCTACGACATCAAAAGCTGAATATTATGATGGAACAGAATTTAAAGTTTTAGAAGCTAATCCAATAGTTTCTTCTGTAAGTCCTGCAATCATTGATAGTGCTTCTGGTTCGACAACTAATATTGTTATTAATGGAGAATTTTTTGTAACTGGTGCAACTGTTAAATTAATTGCCAATAACGCAACAGAAATTACACCTAATAGTGTAACTTTTAATAATACAAAAAAATTAACTATAAATGTTACTGATAGTTCTTTTAATAATTCTCTTGAACCTTATGATGTAAAAGTAACTTTACCATCTGGACAAACAGCACAATTAGATGATGCTGTTTCAGTTGATGAAGCACCAGTATTTACAACTGCTTCTGGTTCTATTGGAACAATTAATGACCAAGCTAGATATGATGGTTATTATACTTTGTCACCAGTAACAGCTACAGATAGTGATGGTGATACAATTACTTATTCTATTCAGTCTGGTTCATTACCTACTGGAATGTCTTTAAATACATCAACTGGTGCGTTAAGTGGAGAAGTAACAGCAGTTGGTTCAGATACAACATCTAACTTTACAATAAGAGCAACAGCAGGTTCTAAAACTACAGACAGAGCATTTTCTATTGCTGTACTTGCACCAGTAACAACTACTTACAACTATAGTGGTTCAAATGTTTCTTTCTCAGTACCAACTGGAGTAACTAGAGTATTTGCTACTATGTGGGGCGGTGCAGGTGGTGGTGGTACTGGTGAAGGTTACAGCGATAGTGGTGGAGCAGGAGGTTTTGCTTCGGGAAATATAAATATTTCTGGAATGTCCACTTTAATATTTCAAGTTGGTCAAGGTGGTGGAACTACAGGAACAGGTAGTGGTTCTACTGGTACAGCATATCCAAGTGCAGGTGCTAACACATCCGGAAGAAGTGGTTATTCTTCTGGTGGTGGTGGTGGCTACACAGGAGTTTTTAATGGTTCAGTATCACAAGCTAACTGCTTATTACTAGCAGGTGGCGGAGGTGGTGCAGGTGGTCATGGCGGTGGCGGTGGTACATCTGGCAACTCTGGTTCTGGTGGTAATGGTGGTGGATTATTTTCTGGCTCTAATGACACTTCTGGTGCAGGTTATGCAGGTTATTCGGGTGGAAGAAGTAGTAATGCAGGAGACCCAAGTTTAAATTCTGGTAGCGGTTATGCTTTAAGTGCAGGTGGTTCTGGGTCTGACCAAGGTGCAGCAGGTAGTGGTTACTGGGGTGGTTCTGGTGGTACTTCACATGGCGGTGGAGGTGGTGGAGAAGGTTTCACTCATGCTTCATTAGTACAAAGTGCTACACAATCTGCTACAGGTTCACATTCTGGAAAACAAAGTTCAATCAATCCACCTCAAACTGGCAGTTCTTTTTATTCAAGTGGGATTGCTAAAGGTAATTCAAATGCAAATGGTGGAAATGGTAAATTAGTAATTCAATATTAATATGCCTAGAAAAAAAATTAATTAATGAAATGGTTTATAACAATATTATTTATTTTATTTACAGCAACTTCATATGCTGCAGATACTAATACTGTT